TAATTTAATATTAGTAGTTGGAGAGGAAGAAGTATTATCAAATACTGTATGTGTACGAGTTCGTGATAGGAAACAACAATATAAAATTACGGTTAGTGACGTGATTGCCAAGATGACAGTTATGTCTAATACCTATACAGAGTATTCATTTGAAATACCTATTTAATAATAAAATTGCAATATAAATATTAAAAAAATAATATTTATATTTTAAAATTTCTTACCATCCAAATACGTACTAGTATTTACACAATTGAAGATTTAACAAAACGATATAAAACAGAAATAGAAGTAATAAAAATTTGCTAGTCAAATGGATTAAAAAGTGCCATTTTTAAATCTTCAATGGTGTAAAGTTATTATCAATAAATTTATTTGCTATTTTCCTACCTAATTCATAACCTGCTAATGAATCACTACGATAATGTAGTCCAGCTATTTCTCTATTACTAGCGATTTCATCAGCTGCTTGTTCGTATATATCCTTATTTTGTTTATCAAAATGTGTTAAAATTGTGGCCAAGTACATAGTTTGTGTCGCATGCCCGGAAGGATAAGCGGGATGAGTAGGGATTTTTATCCATGGTTTTAATTCGGTATCAATAATGCCATTTTTAAATAGGTCCTTTGATAGGATGGATGGTCTGACTCGGTCATAGTATTTTTTAGTCGCTAACATTGTTAATTCTAAATCGATATTATGAGTATATTTATCTATTCTTTCTATTTGTAGATTAATTTCTTCTTTACTTAAATTAGTTTTTTCCATATATTTATTAAATGTATTAGTTAATCCATTACCATAAGCTTCATCTATAATTTGATTAAATATTCTAGGGTCTCTTTCTTTTTGTTTCTTTAATAGATCTTTAATTTCATTTATGGTGGATATATCAGTGTTGGATTTATTTTTTTCAATTAATGATACTTTAGTTTTTATTTCACTTGGACCTTGTAAAACTAATAAATTTTTTATTTTATCGTTAAATTCACTCCCTACATTGCCTTGAGTATTTGAATATTTTAAATTATTAATACTATAATCTATTGGATATCTCATTAAATATAATAAGATATTAATAATAAGATATCCAATAGATTAGAGTAAAAAGTAGAATTTGAAGAAAAAGTTACATATGTATATTTTTCATTAATTAAATATATTAATGGTTAAAATTAGAATGATGTTAATAAACTATTGGTAATATTATATAAATAGCTATTAAATAATACACATATGATTTAGTCCTTGTTTTTACTTACAGTAGTCCAGTCAGTTCTTTCCCAAATCAAAGAACATGTTTGTAATATACATCTAACACCTTGATTATATTCTTCAAACTCTTTATATTGTACTCCATCAATAATCTTTACTTTGTGTAAATTACCTCTATCGAATCCCTTATTAATTATTAAAGGTGAAATTTGATTTTTAGTATAAAAAGGATGTTGGGGTACATTAGGAACTTCTACATTAGGATCTTCTACATTAGTATCTTCTACATTAATATCTTCTACATTAGTATCTTCTTCATCATCAGATGTTGGTGTAATAAAATTTTTGATTCCTTTGAAGAATGCACTCATACTTGATTCTTCCTCTTCAACTAGTTCTTCCTCTTCAACTAGTTCTTCTCTTGTTGGAAATGAATCTTCTCTTCTTTCATATGAGTTTTCTCTTCTTGAGAATGGCTCTTCTCTTCTTAAAACTGGTTCTTCTCTTCTTAAAACTGGTTCTTCTCTTCTTGAGAATGGATCTTCTCTTCTTAAAACTGGTTCTTCTCTTCTTAAAACTGGTTCTTCTCTACTTGAGACTGGTTCTTCTCTTCTTGAGACTGGTTCTTCTCTTCTTGAGACTGGTTCTTCTCTTCTTTCATATGAATTTTCTCTTCTTGAGACTAGTTCTTCTCTTCTTGAGACTGGTTCTTCTCTTCTTTCATATGAATTTTCTCTTCTTGAGACTGGTTCTTCTCTTGCTGGGATTTCAGTACTAGTGGGTGAAAATAAGTCGACCTCTTGACTTGTATCTGATAAAACATTTAAATTATTATTTAATGGTTCTTTGAGTATAGGTATTTTTCTTTTAAAAGTATTTTGTTCTGGTTCAAATCTTGGCTCTGGTTCAAATCTTGGTTCTGGTTCAAATCTTGGTTCTGGTTCAAATCTTGATATATTTTGCATATCATTTTTTGATTGATTTCCTCCACATTGACTCATCGAACTGGATTTTAATTCTAAATATTTTTTTTTATATTTTAGATATTTTGGATAATTATTCTCCATATATTCTTATATTAGATTATAATTTTAAATTGAAAAAATTGATATTTAATAGATATAAATTTATAATAATATTATATTAATATATGGTACTCACATTAACAATTGATGAAGATGATTATCCTGCAATCTTTAAACTATATAAAAGAGATAGGGATAAAAAGATTAAAGATATTTTTAATACAGGATATAATATTCATTTTCCAAAGATTGATGATCAGAATAAACAGTTAGAATACTATACAATCCTAAATAGCATTGAAGAAATTAAATCTTCTTCTGGATTTGGGTCTGATCCTAGATTGGATGAATTATTACAATCAATTCATAAATTAACAGGCATTAGCAATAATTCCAGTAAAAAAGGTGAGGTCGGTGAAAACATGCTTGAAGAAATATTTAAAAAGAGATACGGTGATATACTTTTTGAGAATAAAGCGAAAACTCCACATAGTGGAGATGCATGGTTATATTTACCAGATAAAAAGATTATTATGTTAGAAAGTAAAAATTATACTACTAGAGTAAATAAAGATGAAGTAGAAAAAATGGAATCTGATATGAAAACAAATCATATTAGATTTGGTATTTTTGTTTCTTGGAATTCAATAGTTCAAAATAGAAAAGATTTAGATATTCATACTTTTAATCACAATGGCGAAATATATATGGTAGCAATAATTTCTAATCTTGGAGATGATATTATTAAATTAGATTTAGCTGTTCAAATAATTAGAAAATTAGCAGAATATTTAAATGAGAGTAAAGTTTTTCCATGGGTTGTCAATAATATTAATGAAAATCTAAATGAATTTGACAGTATTATTCAAAAAAATTATAAGTTACGTGATAGTTATTATCTACTAAGTAATAATATTCGTTCATCACTTGACCTATTTTATAACCATTTACGTGACTATCAATACGAAATTAATAATAGTGCACAACTTATTATTAACAAGATCAAATCTACGATGGACAAATCTGTTTCTAAAAAAATAGAGTATGCTGTTCCATATATCAATATACTATCTAAATTTAAAGATAATAATAAAATATTTCCAATAATAAGTGATCTATTCGATATTTTTCAAAGTATTGAAGATATCACTCTAGAGTTCGATGATACATCAGATAGTACTATAAATATAGTTAAAAATGAAGAAAATATAGGTTTTCTCAAAATACAACGTAAAAAAGTATTATTAAATATTATTAAAGTACATGTTACTGTTGAATTTGAAATTGGTAATTATTCAGATTATATTAGTATAATACCTGATATTTGTAAAAATATATAATTTTTTTAATTCTTTTCTCAATAATGTTATATGAATTATACTTACATTACCATAATTATAATTTTATTTTTTTGTTTAATAAAGAGAACAAATCAAGAAAATTTTAGTAATTTTGAACTTCCTAATAAGGAAAATATTAAAGAACCTTTTAATACAAGATGTACTAATATATATGGGAATTATCATCCAAAATGTACACCAACCTCTAGATTAAAACATATTGGTTACTTTAAATATAATACAATCAAATATCCATTACTTGATTTTAATACTGGATTCGATACCAGAAGATATGTGATGTTTAGAAATAAATTTGTTAAATTAAAGAAAAATTATTGGAATAAAGGGTACTACTTTAGACACCCATTTTATTATAATAAAAATATTCCCTTTTCTTTTATTATTGACTACTCTTTTAGAGGTATGATGGTTAACCCACATACTAAAAAGACATTCTTTGTTTTTGGCAAAAGAATAAATGATACAAACTATAAATATGTATTATTTAGAGAAAAAGAGGGTCTTCTACAATATGCATATAATATTCCATATAGAAGAAAACTGGGGGATGGTGATAGTACTTATATTAGAAATCAAATATCAACATATGGTCCTTTTGTATTTTACAAATCTTGATTAGTCTGAGTAAATGCTCCACTCAAGTCATGTTTTTTGATACCAGATGTATCACCAACGTGTTTGGATATCTTTGAAAATAGAATCTTTAAAACATAAGATTCATCAATATTAAAACATCCTTTAGTAGCAGCTTTATTCATAAGTGTCCATAAAGCTTCTAAACTTTGTTGTGGATTCATATTTTCAATATTAATTTGTTTTTGGTCGTTATCGCTCATATAAATATATTATATTGTAATTCTTTATAATGATTTATCTATGTTATTTTATACCAATAAAATATATATGATTAATAAATCTATTTCTTCGTAACGTCTTAATAAAATAAATACTATTATAATTTTAAATGTCGGTCGGTGTAATATGATAAAGGATTTGTTGAAAACATTAAATGATAAAATTATTAAAAATCAAGATGGAACTATTGTTAATTGTATTTATGATATGGAAAATTATATAGATATAGATTGGAAAAATCACAAACCATATTTTCTTAATTTAGATAAATTAAGTGAAAAAAATTATTATAAAAATATCATTTATCAAAATGATGCTTTCGAACTAATCTTAATAAAATGGGAGATGGGTTCGGAAACATCTATACACGAACATCCTAATAATGGATGTATTTTAAAATTATTAGAAGGCAAATTAAAAGAAGAAAGATATGATAAATTTAAGAAATATAAATCAAGTGAACTAACAGTTAATTCAGTTGGTTATATGCATGATAACTTGGGTGCTCATAAAATAACAGCATTGGAAGAGAGCTATTCTTTACATCTCTATAGTCCTCCAATGTATTATGGTTAGATGTGAATTAGTGATATATTGTTTATTATAAAAAACATAATACCAGTAACCAACATCCAAATAAAAATAGACAGTGTTTAGTAGGAGTAGACATCATATAACTAATTAAAATTTAATCAATTAATAATTCAATTTTAATTAGTTATGGGTATATGGTTTATATTTAGTAGGTTTTAGGTATATTTTTGAAACCACAATGAATATTACCACTGTATCTATGTAACATATCAGTATTTATAAAATGATAATCAATATTAGAATGTCTTCGCATTTCATTAATAACCTGTTGTTTTAATTGGTCATTTTGTTGGTCAGGAAATATAATTCTAAACCTATTATTTCTTCGTAATAGTACTCGGTTGAATATGGGTGGGTATAATAATATACCGTCAGGAGTAAAATGAAGATTAAATAGTCTTATTCTTTCTTGTGGAAAAAATCTTCTTAACATGTCATAATTATAATTAAAAATAACTTGTAATGCCTTATGATAAGTGTGGTCTTCCTCACAAACTGGATTATAGAACCAAATATCATAGTCATCTATAGTGGGTCCAGTCGGGATTAATGTTAGTATTTCGTCTATATGAAATACATCAGCTCCATAATATGTTTCAAGCTTGAATTTAGGTAAATATACTTTTAAACACAGATAATGAGTATAGATACAAGAATCTTCAGTAACATCTGGTACTAAAGTTATAATCTTTTTAGTTATTTCACGTGGGTAATCATTAAAATCATTATCTGGTAATACACCTCGTACCTTATTTGGAAGAGTAATAAAATTGCCACCTTTTTTTAGATTATATTCATTAGTATTTTCTGGAAGTGACAAATAATCAGATATTGAATTAGGAAGGAGTCTATTAAATTCTTCTTTAACATGTATATATGGGTCTCTTGTGACAAGTTTGAAACTCATTTGACCTTCACTATTTAATTTAATATTACTAATAAAATCTTGTCCCCATTCCTGCCCAACTGTTGTTAAGGTAATAATATTAACACCAAAACTAGTAACTAATTTTTCAAAATCAGAATAATGATTCCAATTTATATTTCTAAATGCGCCTGTGGTAACTAAAGATTGAGTATCAACTGATAATTCATCAACATCTAAAAATTCTATATATCTAGCCGCCATGGCACCCGAAGACTGGTGATGATTCTTCAACATTATATATTTATTTTTATATTTAATATATTTTGATAAATAATCAATATTTTCTGACATATAATTAATTATAGATAATTAATTATAGATAATTAATTATAAATAATTAATTTAGAAAGGACATTTTTTTATCTCATCAGAATAATCAGGTTTCTTAATATTACTAGTTTCACCTACTTTAACAAACTCAATAATAAACTTTAATATGGTTCTTTCACCACTATTAACTGATGTAACACGATGAGGAATACTTTGTGGTCTAACTACTACTAACGTATTTGGCATTGGTTCCAAACTTTTAATTTCATCATTGTCTTTCCACTCAAATTTACTATCCGATGTATTAGTTAAAGTTAATACAATTTCAAAACAATCAGGTTCAAACAAAGATGTATCTATATGCCATCCCATTCCATTTGAACCTGTAAAATATTTACGATATTCTATTGGATATGATGGATCATATTTAGGTGTAAGATTATCATCTTTAATTGATTCAATTAATTGCCTAAATTTTTTATTCTGATAAATATAATCATATATTATCTTATGTTTATTTGGATTCAAACATAAACTATTTCTATCTTGACTTCTAGGATCATCTTTTAATTTTAATTTTAAACAATATTTAACAATATGGTCAAATTCTTTTTTAGAAAAAAAATGTTCCCTTACCCAAAGTGAGTCACGGTTACCTCCTTGTTGATTTATTTTTTTTAAATTATTATATTTATCTTTATATTTAATGTATTTTCCAAAATAATTCATTACTATAAATATAAAGATAAATAAAATTGATAACTAATTAATAATAAATAGTTTCAATTCTACTTAATTTACCAGGCTTAAGTTCAACTCTGTAATGAACATGAGGAGGTATTTGTTTATTTCCCCAAGGAACAACATATCCACTGCCTTTCTGTAATTTTAAAATTGCAATACCATTTTTATCTGACATTACTACACCAGAGTTAGAGTAATCACCATAAGCTTGTGAAACAGGATGATTATTACTATCTAATTTTTTAGCAGCCCAATAAATAACTTTAGAGTTTGGTTTGACGTTAATTTTAACAGAGTTATTTTGATATTTATTTATTTTAAGAGGTATTACCGAAGGAGGAATAACAGTTTTCCCTAAGAATGGTAAAAATACATCTCTCTTCATTAATTCAAAACTAGCAACAGCAATAATTAAATATATTATTTTATCAAGTGGAACATCACTGTTAAATAGTCTATTAGCTTGAACATTTAAAAGTTGAACAACATTAAAGTTTAAAGCTGTTAACCCCCAATTTAAAGCACCTAATATAACTAATATTATAGCTATTTTTTGACGATAAAAAGATTTCATATATTTATACTTATAAAATATTTAAATATATTTATCTAAAAGACGTTTGTCTAGGTTTTTATTTGTCAAATATTTCGCTACCGAAAAAAATTGATAAATAATAACAAAGTAAATTAATCTCTATTATAATGACCAATAATAAGATATGTCGCTTTTTCATGACAGGATCCTGTAAAAAAGGTGAAGAATGTGATTTCTTGCATGACGATACATTCTGTAAACATTATTATAGAAATAGTTGTAGTTATGGAGAAACATGTAAAAAGAATCATGACTTTGAACCTCAAAAACAATATGAAAAACATGAGGGAAATCATGATGAGAAACATGAGGGAAAACGTGATGGTAATAAGAAAAATCGTTTAATTAAAAAGAACACCGAATCTTTTGAACCAAATCATAATCCTCCTGATTTAAGACTATATGTTGAAGATGGAAAGAAAGAAATGTATACAAGACACTATGATGAACGAGATGTTGTTCTAATTAATAATATGTTTTCAGAATTTAACGAGAATGAAATTTATGATAAACTACTAGAAGAAATTAATACAACAGGAAGTGAAGAAGAAATTTGGAAATTATGGCATGGTGATACTCATTATATTGCTGATGACCGAAGACCTGAATGGAAAAACAAGTGTCCTACCTTTACTATGGTAGTTGATAGAATTGCTAAATATTTTGAAATGGATGTGAATGCTACCAGATTTAATTTGTATCGTGATGGCAAAGAATGGAAACCATATCATCATGATGCGGCTGCTGTCGACCCAAAGAAAGCAAAGTCTCAAAATATAACAGCAGGAGTTTCATTTGGTTCTGTCCGTGATGCATCTTTTCAACATGCTAGAAATAGAACAGTAGTATCAGTACCTTTAAGTGATGGTATGATTTACACTTTTGGAAATAAAGTTAATACTGACTGGAGACATGGTGTTCCACAACTAGCTAATCCAACTGAAAATGATAAAGGAAGAATTTCATTAGTACTGTGGGGAAAGAATAAACAAGATATTAATGTTTAATATGTTTATTTAATTTATTTCATTTGTAAAAATATTTTTTTAATACTAGAAGCAAGTTTCTTTATTTCAGATCTAAGTCTACTTTTATCCAATGAACTTACTTCATACATAATATCCTTTCTAGGCGAACGGTAAAAAATACAATCTAGTTCATAATGTAAATAAACAATAAATAGATGTATTAATTGTTTTGAGCTTAATACTATCTTATTATCTTTGATAAATCCTATTAATATAGTCTCATATATTGGATATTCATCAAGTAAATTATTTATTTGTATATAATTTTTCAAAGTCAACTCATATAGATAAACTATATTGTTCATGATAAAAAAATTGACATTTTAATATTCTTAATTAAACTTAAGTATTATAATGAATTCTACAGTAGATTTTGACAGGTATGATAGACAGAATCGCACTTATGGTAAGAAAGCGACTCAACAATTATCAAATAGTACTATTATTATTATTGGTTTGGCTGGTGGATTAGCCACCGAATCATGTAAAAATCTCCTTTTATCAGGAGTACAAGATATAAATCTTGTAGAAGATAGCTTTGTTACATCATCTGATATAGATTCTGGATTTTACTATCAAGAATCCGATATAGGTATGGAGAGACATGTTGTACTTGCTAAGAAACTTGCAGAGTTAAATCCTTATTGTCAAATAACTTCTTCTAAATTTGGAGAGGTAGATTGGACCAATAAGGTAGTAATACAACATAATTCAACTTTAGCTCAAGCAATTATAATTAACAAACTTTGTCGAGAAAATAATTCGAAATTTGTTTGGACAAGAACACAGGGATTCGCAGGGTCTGTCTTTGTTGACTGCTTGGAAAACCACATAGTAAATGATTTATCTGGTGAAATTGTTGAACCAGTTCAGCTAGAAAATATTTCTTTTGAAGGAAAAGTATCTTGTGCTCAGCATAACTCTCATGATTTTGAAACTGGAGATATTATTAAATTTTCTAATCTTTCAGGTGATAAATTGGATATTCTTGCAGGAGAATGGAAGATTAAAGTAATTAATAAGATGATTTTTCAACTAGAAAATTTTACTCCAGTAAAAGATTTTAAACTTGTTAATGGAACAGTTGTACTAGTAAAACAATCAGTCAATATTTCTCATAAAAGTCTTGAAGACCAGATTGTTAATCCTACACTCGTTGGATTCAATGAGGAATTTGATTCAGAAGTTTTAAAGTTTCTTAATGATTCTATGTTAGTACCCCAACATCCTTGGTCTTCTGAAATGGAAGAGTATGTTGGTAAGATTAATAATAAACAAATTAGGAAATTAACTAGAGCTTATCATATTGAATTAATGCCAGTTGTTTCAGTATTGGGTTCTTTGGCTGCAATGGAAGTTATCAAGTTAGTAACTTGCAAGTTTACACCTATAAATCAGTGGATGATTTATTCGGATACTGAGATTGTACCAGATAGTAAACCAAATGATGTTAATGTTACGAGTGTTGGATTAGAAAGTTTGCTTGGGTCTGAATTTAAAACAAAAATGGAATCAACTGATTGGTTAATGGTTGGTTGTGGCGCGATTGGTTGCGAAGTTCTTAAGAATATGTCCAAGCTAAATATAGCTACAAATGGTGGTTCTCTATCAATAACTGACCCTGACCATATTGAACATTCTAATACTAGCAGACAATTCCTTTTTAGAAACCAACATATTGGAAAGTCAAAGAGTAAAACTGCGTGTTCTGTTATTAATGATATAAATAGTAATATTTGTATTAATGCGATGGAAGATAAAATGTCTTCAGAAAATCAAGAATTGATAGATAATATGGCACCCAAATTATTCGGAGTTATTAATGCTCTAGATAATATTGAAGCACGACGATACATGGATGAACAATGCTTTAGGTATGGAAAACCTTTGTTTGAGAGTGGTACACAAGGAATGAAAGGAAATACTCAACCAGTAATTCCATTTGTTACTGAAACTTATAGTAATAGTTCAGACCCTGCACAAGAGAAAAGCTTCCCAGTTTGTACTATTAAGAATTTTCCGAATCAACCTCTGCATACCATTCATTGGGCAATGGATTACTTTGACCAATTTAATAGAGGTCCAGAAAATGTTAAAAAGTATTCACAAGAATTAGATACATTTTTAGATTCATTATCAGGATATGACAAGAGTGTAGCTAGTGAAGATATTTACAATTATTTAGTTAAATATAATCCTGAATCGTGGAGAGATTGTGCCAAATGGGCTTCAGATATGTTTTTAGAACTGTATCGTGACCAAATTATACAACTACTTCATAACTTTCCTCAAGATAGTTATAATAGCACAGGTGAATTATTTTGGTCAAAGGGTAAGAGATGTCCAAATATTGTGGAATATGATCTAACTAATGACACAGTTGTTGATTTTCTTGAATCAACTACACATCTACTTACTAAAACTTGTAGTTTAGATGATAGTTTTTCTCGTGAAGAACTAATTGCAGAATTAGTTAGTTACATCCCATATGAATTTACTATTGATGAATCTAAAAAGATTGCTAGTAACGATGAAGAATTGAAAGACGAAGAACAAACGATTGTCAAGCGTGAACTTCCCACAAAGGATATTAAGGGTATTAAAAAAGGCGAAATCTTTGAAAAAGACGATGATAGTAACTGGCATGTATCTTTTATTACAGCAGCATCAAATCTTAGGTCACTAAATTATGGAATTCCAATTTCTACTTTTGATGAAACAAAAGGAATTGCCGGAAAGATTGTACCAGCTGTAGTTACTACAACTTCAATTGTAGCCGGTTTAATTAGTATGGAAATTATTAAATATTGTAGTTTTCATGGTAAAAATAGTTGGTATGAGAGAGAAAATATTCTTGAATCATATAAAAGTTGGTTTGTTAATTTGTCAACTAATATTCTAATAGCATCGGAACCAATTAGTGCTCCCATGCTAAAATTTGGCGAAACAAAAATTAATTCTTGGACTAAATTTGAACTAACTGAAGATATGACTTTAGAAAAATTTATTGAATTGTATGAAACCAAATTTAACACAACCATTGGTATGGTTCTAAATGGTTCTTCGATTATATTTGCTAATTTTATGCCATCAGATAATGGTAATAAATCATTAACAACTATTTATCAGGAAAAGTATAATATTGACCTGTATTCAACACCAGTTGAAATAGTAATTGCATCTGATGATGATGGTATAGATTTACCAACAATTCAGATAAAACTAGAGAGAAATTCCAGTATTTCTCTATAACTTGTTTTAATATAACTTATTTTAATATAACTTGTTTTAATATAACTTGTTTTAATATAACTTATTTTAATTTATTTAAAAAATCATTGATTCTATATATATATATAGATGCAACTATTTATAAAAATAAATAATAAAACTCAAGTTATGAATATTGATAATAATGAAGAAAATAAAATGGATAAATTAAATGAACTA